AAAATAGATGATTTTGAGGAATCAATCGAGTTCTGTAAAAAAGAGATTTCTAAGCTTAGAGATGAAATGGCTGACTTCATGGAAGCTGTAGAAAAAGTTAAAAAAAGTTTATAAAAACGTAAAAAAAAGTGTTTACATTGTCTATTGTTTGTTATAGAATAGCTATATCAAATAAAGGAGAACACAATGACTGACATTATTAATACACTAACTGCCAACCCTGAGTTAACAGTTACATACGCTAAAGTTGCAGTAGTAGCAATTAGTACTTTTATTGCTGCTGGTACATTCTTTGTTATTCGTAAAGGTATCTGATATGTCAACAACAAAACGTGCTAAGGCTGCCCGCCAGGCAGCTCATGCTCTAGCTAAAAAGAAACGCGAATACGAAAAGATGTTCGCAACTTCTAAACCAAAGAAAAAAGAATTCGTAGAATACAAACATAAGGAGACCTTCACCCGTGAAACGCAAGAATACCCAAGCTTCAAATCGACGTCGTGTACAGCACATGCAACTGCAAAAGCAGAATCAAAAAGGTACACCGGAACGCTTGTTAAGGGAATTGCCACGATGCATAAGAGCAACGCTGTCCCAGTCATAAGTCAACAAGAAGCTGAAGATATTTCTAAAATGCGTAGAGGTTAATATGAAGAAGATACTTATTGCTACTGCTCTTTTTTCTAATATGGCTCAAGCAGATATTTTATATGCTCAAGATAGCCATCCTCAAGAATGGTGCCTAGCTCAAAATATCTACTATGAAGCAAGAAGTTCTTCTTTTGCTGACCAAGTAGCCGTAGCTGATGTAGTACTAAACCGAGTACAATCTCAACGTTATCCTAATACTATCTGTAGTGTGGTTCAACAAGGACCAGTTCGAAATGGTTTACCTGTAAGAGACAAATGTCAGTTCTCTTGGTATTGCGATGGTAAATCAGATTATCCAACTAATAAAGATGCATGGGCTAATGCTCAATATATTGCATATCAGATGATGCATAATGATCAATACAGAGGTATTACTGAAGGTGCGACGCATTATCATGCTGATTATGTTAAACCTCGTTGGGCTAGTAAAATTCAGCACATTGGTCAAATTGGTGCTCATATCTATTACAGGGAGAAGTAAATGTCGAGCCTAACGCTTAATGAGATTAAAGAATTAGCAGAATTCATGATTGAACAAATTGCTCTACGACCAGAAAATACAGAAAATGGCGAGGTTGTTTGGGATTTTGTAGCTGATGATGTCAGAATACAATTTGGTTCTAAATATGATGACGATGACATCAATTATGCCATTGGTATGATCATTGAAGCTGCTTATAATATACAACCTGCTAAGATCTCAGATGATGAATTTTTAGATTTCCTAAATACCGATGTACCACCCGGTACTATATTCCATTAAAAAGTTTTTAATAGCGTGTTTATTTCTTAATTAGATACGTGTTATAATCATTCCATCAAATCAACAAACGTAGGAATACATCAATGGATATCCAATCAGCTAAACAAGTTATCCGTGCTGCCGCTCTTGCCGACGATACTGTAATCATGGAAGGTCTTCATGGTATCGGTAAATCCAATATTGTTAAACAATTCGCAAAAGAGGATGGTTATCATCTAGAAGAACTGTTCCTTTCACACCAGGAAGTTGGCGACCTTATTGGTATTCCACATACAATTGAAATCGATGGTTCAACCGTCACAACTTGGTCTAAACCCATCTGGTTCCAGCGTATTCAAAAAGCAGCTGCTGAAGGTAAACAAGCAGTTCTGTTCCTCGATGAATTGAACCGTGCCCCTATTGATGTCCGTCAGTCTGCTCTACAGCTTGTACTTGAACGTATGATCCATGAACACGAGTTACCTACTGTTGATGGTCAGCGCACACTGGTTGTTGCAGCTATTAACCCTGCTGATGAGTACCAGGTTGATGAACTTGACCCTGCACTACTCGACCGATTCCTACATATCGAGGTAGAAGCTGACGCTCCTGCATTTATTAAATGGGGTCGTTCTAATAATGTGAACTCTATGGTTCTGGATTTTATTACAGAATATCCAGATCGTTTGCACTGGATGCCCCAGGATGGTGGTATTGGTGCAACACCTCGTTCATGGGCTAAACTTGGTGACTTCATGGATAATGTTAATTCAATTCCAGAAGAAATCTTGTTCCAGGTTATGAAAGGTAAAGTTGGTGTAGAGCTTGGTTCACAATTTTACTCTTTCTTCAAGAACTATGCTGATGTTGTTAAAATGGAAGACATCGAAGCTATTGTATCTGAACACATGGATACCACAGAAACAGTAGAAGAACTTGCTGAATTTGTCAAGGTTCGTACTTCTAAAATGGAAGCTATCCAGAAAACAGAATTGGCTAATCAATTGGCTAATAAGTACAAGGATGAAAAAGAAATGCTACCATTCCTTGCATATCTATATGCTATGGAAATTGAAATTGTGGTTGCATTCCTGAAATCATTCCGTAAAGATGATCCAGAGGCTTATAAAAATCTGGCTAAATTCGATACAGTTATTAACAACAAGGAACTATTCAAACGAATTGTTGCTGCAGCTGATAAGGAGTAAATTATGGCTATTAAGCCACCTTGGTCTAAAATGATAGGTCATCCTGTTCAGGAATCAATAATCAATTCGAATGAAATGATTCCTGGTTTAGTAATTGAAGAAGGATTTGTTAAGATTGGTAATAAAGCCTTTGATGCTGAACAATTAGGAATAATGTTATCTTATCTAGAAGAACTTACAAAAGAAGCTAAACCGGAAGAGTTTATATAAATATTTTCAAATAATTCAAACAAACGTGAAAAGGAAAGAAAATGGCAAATCTACAATCATTTAATGAATCGGCGCTTTCAACAGAAGGTAGGATTCTTGTAAAATTCGGCGCACCTTGGTGTGGTCCATGTCAATCTGTAGCTCCAACTTTGGAAGCTATGGCAGAGGAAGGTTATGCGGTATATGATGTGAATACAGATGAAGATGCTGATTCAGCTGTTAAATATGGTATCCGTTCAGTTCCAACATTTATTGTATTTGAAAACGGTGTAGAAGTTACCCGTGAAACAGGTGCAATGCAAAAATCACAATTGGTTAATCTACTAGGAGAATAGAATGAGTGAAGCGAAAGAAACAGAACTAAAAACAATTAGTCTTGGCGATAAGGTATATGAAGCAGATTCAATTACCGAACAAGGTGTGAATATCATTAATGATCTACAGAAAGTTGATCAGGTACTTGCACGTCAACAATTGGAAGTTTCTATTACACAGCTTGCAAAGGCTAAGTTGATGGAAGCACTCCAGGAAGAACTTCCTAAATTTAAAGAAGTTCAGGGAACTGAGGCTGCTTAAATGGGATTTAGTAGTGCAATCAAATGGTTATCAATTCTGATAGTTGTCGGAGTATTAGCTGGTGGAGTGTACTACGTCTCTAATATGAAAGCTGCATTAGCTCAATCTGAAGAAAATTCAAGAAAACTTCAGGAGTCTGTGCAGCAACAACAAGCAGTTCTTGAACAAAAAACAAAAGAAATTGAAGTAATTCAGGACTTAAATAGAACTCTTAACGAACAGAATCAGAAACTACAAGCTGATATAGATAGTCTTAACGAGAGATTCAATGTTAGCGCAAATGGTACATCACGAGATTTTGGTGATATTACCCGAGCTAAGCCCGGTCTAATTAATAAGATTATCGATAAAGCTACTGATAATGTAAACAGATGTTTTGAAATTGCTACTGGATCACCTATCGAAGAAGGAGAAAAGAATAATGAGTGCCAAGAACTTATTAATTCTCTTACTGAGCAGCCTTAGTATAACTGGGTGTACATCATTTAGTTTTGGACCTAAGGTCGACCCAATAGAAGTTCAAACTGTCGCGGTTGAGAAAACTCCATTAAATCTTGAGGATCCTAAACCTCTTAAACCAAAAGAAATCGAATGGCATGTTATTACACCTGAGAACTTCCAAGAGGTTTTCGATGAACTAGAAGCCAATAATATTAGTATTGTGCTATATGGTTTATCGGATGATGATTATCAGGATTTATCAATGAATCTTGCCAGACTTCGAATGTTTATTTTACAGCAGAAGGCTATTATAGATTCATATAGGGAGTACTATGAGCCTCCTGAACCTATAAATAAAAATAATTAAAAATAAAAATAATTTTGGGATGGCGTCACGATTCATCCCTTTTTTTTAAACTGAGAAAGTATATAATACTATTTTAAGGAGCTTGCAATGAATAAACCTATTAAGGCACGCAATTCTACTATCATTGCTGCTTACAAAAACGAAATAGATCTAAAAACAAAAGTCGAAAAAGACAGAACAAAATACTCAAGAAAGACTAAACATAAGAAGGATTACTAATATGTTTCTACCACACGTTATTGAGAAAACAGGACGTTCAGAAAAACCCATTGACCTACCAAGTCGTTTACTACAAGATCGAATCATTTACTTTGGTACTGATGTAAACTCAGATACAGCTAATATTGCTATTATGCAACTTCTTTGGTTGGCTGCAGATGAACCAGAAGCTGATATTGATTTCTATATTAATAGCCCAGGTGGTTCAGTATATGATGGATTAGCTATTAAAGATGTTATTGATTCGATCCCTTGTAAAGTTAATACAGTGGGCGTGGGTATGTGCGCATCTATGGGTGCTTATCTATTAGCTGCCGGTACTGGCACACGTAAAGCTATGTCTAATACTCGTATTATGATTCACTCGGTATCTAGTGGTACTATTGGTACATTCCACGATATGGAAGTTGATTACGAAGAAACTAAGTTTCTTCAAGATAATCTTATTCAGGATATTTCCAACTTTACTAAAGGTAAATCAACGGTAGAAGAACTTAAAGCTAAGACTCAACGTGATTACTATATGAGTGCCGAAGAAGCAATTAAATTAGGTCTAATTGACACCGTTGTATAAATAACTTTAAATATCAAATTTATTAAGGTATCAAAATGAAATTTAGAGATATTTACGAAGGCAAACAGATTCAGGAAAGTCCTGAATCTATTGTCGCTTCATATAAAATGAGAGCTAAGATTCAAATGGATCGTTTATTAGCTTTAGTAAACAATTCAAAATCTGAGTTCGATGCTAAACATATTAGCCGTCAAATCGAAGACATGGCTGATGCTATAGATATCGATACTTATTACAGAAATCAAGAAGTTGAACCAATTGCGTCAAGTCCTGTAGCAGAATCCGAAATGAAATTCCAAGCTCTTGGAATGGCTAAAGAATTGCACAATAAACTAGCTGGTTTAACATTTATCGATATGTTAGCAGTTATGTCTCCAGACAATCCTGCGAAGAAAGAAGTTCAAAATCTTGAAACTGCTATTAATGCACTTACTTCTGAAGTTGGTGAGTTCATTCAGAAATATATTCCAGATGTAGCTGATGCAGATGTTGGTGATACTGAGGAATATGCTGAACCCGAGGAACCAGAAGAGCCTAAAGAAAAGGAAGCTCCAGAGGAACCTGAGGAAGAAAAAGAAGAAGAACCTTCTAAAGATCAGAAGAAAAAGATTAAAGATAACGAAAAAGAAGTTACTGAATCTGCTGAATCTGCTGAATCTTTAGAAGAAGGTTCACCAGTTCAAGATTTCAAAACTCTTATGTACAAAACAATGTACGGTAAAGAATACGAAATGGCTATTAAAGTAATGCAAGATGAAAATATCTCTGCTGCTGATGCTGCTAAAAGATTCAGACATGTTGATGCTAGAGCATTAGCAGAACTATTTAAAAAATATTAAAGGATAATTAAAATGAAATTTAGTAAATTCCACGCTGAATTAACTGAAGCTAAAAAGTTTAAAAAAGGCGACTCAGTTAAAATCAAAGATGTTAAAAAGTATGATGCTTTAGCTAAGGATGATGAAGGTACCGTTATCGGCATGATGGGTTCTAAAGTCATGGTTAAAGTTGGTACTGGTCAAATGAATGTCGATCCTAAAGATCTTATTCTTGAATCAGATGAATTAACTGAAGGCAAGAAACTTCGCAATGTCCTTTCTGACAAAGAAATGGAAAAATCAATGAAAAAAGCTTTAGCTGATAAAGCTAACTACAAAGGTGGTAAAGTTAATTGGCCTTTCATTGATGCGGATATGTACATGGAACTAACTGCTAAAGGTTATGATTTACGTCATCCATCAGTTGATTACATGAATCGTTTTGATAAACTTGCTGATAAGCTTGATCCAGAAATGAACGAAGGTGTAAGACTTGCAGAAGCTTCTAAATACACAATTGAAGTAGCTGTTCGTGATGCTCGTAAAGCCAACGAAATTCTACAAGATATGTTCAGAAATGATTATAAAACAAAGGGTTCAAATGTTTTTGTATTTAAAGACGAAGAAACTGCATATGACGCCGGTATGACTTTAATGGCTCAGGAAGTTGAAGTTACTAAAGAAAATGTTGGTTTAGATGAATCAGTTAATGAATCTCGTAAAGATGCTCCAAAAGGCGATCGCAATACAACTGCTGAGAATCCACTAATTGTTGTTTACGATGACGAATTTACTAAAGGTAAACCAGGTATGTCTGGTATGATGAATCTACAAACTTGGATGCACATTCACGGTATTTCTAAAAAGTTCCAGAAAGAACTAGCTGAAATGGTTCTTAAAGCTGGTGCTGGTAAACAGACTGAAGTTTCTAAGAAGATTCTAAAAGATACTCATGATGAATACAAAGAAGAAGGTTTACGTCCTAAGCGTTACTGGATTGAACTTTCTAAACATCACGCTAAAGAGGTGAAATAATGAAATTTAGAGATATTGTTGAAGGCAAAGCATTAGATCCTAAGGATGTAGTTGCGTATCTTGTTAAAACTGGCGTAAATCCCAAGGATGCAGAAGAAGCTGTTAAAAAAGGTTTCGATTATGCTAATAAGAAATATGGTGGTGCTACCTATAAAGCTGCTGTGAAGAAAGTTGCTGAAGTAGTTTGGACATTACATGAATCTACAGATACTGTAAACGAAGATCATTTCAAAGTTGGTGATGAAGTTAAGTGTATCGCCTCTGGCATGACAGGTAAAGTTGTTAAACTTGACAAAGATGCTGGTGATGCATATTATGTCGTAAAAAGAGAAGATGGTTCTGAAAAGAACTACAAACCTGAAGAACTTAAGATTCTAACTGAAGGTATGGAAGATGTTATTGCTGATGTGAAACATGATGGAAACACTATCCGTGTTCATGTACACGGTGGTAAATATGTACTAAAAGTTAATGGTGAAGAAGTTTAAATTAATTTCGGAAAGATTGTTTACTTTTTAAATAAGTTGATGATATAATTATAAGGTAATCTGGTAAAACAGGTTACCTTTTTTATTCATTAGAGGAAGTTAAAATGTCTTACCGTAACACAGATCAAAAACAGAAAGATGGTTTCGGCAAAATCCATGATATGTTCACAGCAGCTAAATCAGTTAAAGAACTAACTGCAGCTGTCCAAAAAGCTATTCCAATGATGAAAGACTTTGGTTTAGATGATTATCAACAAAAACGTCTAGAAGAATACGGTATGAAATGTTTTGATAAAATCATGATCCGTGACCGTCAACTAGAACAAATGTGCAAAACAAATAAATTCAGAAAATAAAGGAAAGACTATGATTAAACGATTCGAAGACGTCCGACAGTGGGGCGCTATCCGAGGTCTTGGTGAAGCATCAGACCAAGCTCAATATCAACGCTTTCTCCAGGAAGCCGTAGAAATCCATGAAGCTATGGTTAATAACGATGAAGAAGAATTCCAGGATGCTATTGGCGACACAATTGTAACACTAATTAACCTTGCAAAAACCCGTGGTTATAATGCAGAAGATTGCTTGGATAAAGCATTTGGCGTTATTGAATGTCGTAAAGGTCTAACACGTAATGGTTCATTTATTCGTTACGGTAAACTTGATCCAGAAGATCAAAATATCTGTGATGAACATCAGGGTAATCCTGGTGACGAGTACTTTGGATCTAATCAACTAGAGCATTTACAACCGGATGATTTCAAAGGTTAATCAAGAACTACTTGAGAAGTTTGTCAACGAGTTCTCACAAAAAATAAACGATCATAAATATCTTCATCAATATACTTCCTTAGATTCGATAAGTAGGACATTGAAAGATATTTATGATATTGTGATTTATCTTCAAATGACAAATTTTAAAAGTATTCTGAATATTGGCACAGGTCCAGGTATCTTTGAACATGTTGCTAAAAGAAATAATCTTAATGTTAGAACAGTAGAATATATAGATGAACCAGATAAGGAACTAAATCAGTTCATTAGAGAATTCTTTGGTACTGATATTGATTATGAAAGTACTAATTTTAAAAATTACAAAATTAATACTTCTGATAAATTTGATGCAGCATTAATAAGTAGATTTGGTCCATTTCAATCATCAGTTACAGAACAAGACATGAATAACTTCTTTAAAGAAATTTTTAATTATACTGAAGAAATAATAATCCCCAATTTATTACTATCAGCTTCAGCCTCAAATTATTTAAATGAAATTGCTGAATTTGATGGATTTGCATATACATTAACAAATAATAGTATATAATAAATACATCAAATCAAACGAAGGAAAGACATGAAAATTATCGACACATCTAAATCAGTCTGGTATGAGCGCTATAAACCAGCTTGTATTGATGATCTCGTTATTCCAACCGAGATCAAAACAAAACTAGCCAAATACGTTGAAACTCAGGACATCCCTAACATCGGTTTGTTCTCTAGTAATCCCGGTACTGGTAAATCAAGTACAGCTCATGCTATCATTAAAGAAATCGGTGGCGAGGCATTATGGATCAATGCTTCAATGGAGAAGGGCATCGACGTACTACGAGGCAAGGTCGGTAAATTCGCCTCACAATCATCCTTTGATGACAATATCAAAATCGTAGTTATGGACGAGTTCGACCACTTCTCTAAAGATGGTCAGGCGGCATTCCGAGGTTTCATTGACGAGTTCTCTGAGAACTGCCGATTCATCTTTACCGGTAACTACAAAGAAAAAATTATTCAACCACTTCTGGACCGCTTGGAAGTATACGACTTTAACTCATTCAGCAAGGAAGAAATGATCAAGCCAATCTTTGAGCGACTCAGATTCATCCTTGACAATGAGACAGTTACATATGATCCAAAAGCCCTTGTTCCAGTTATTAATACTTATTACCCTCGTATTCGCTCTATGGTTGGGGCTCTACAAAAGTTCAGCAAAGACGGCTCCTTCGCAGTGTCCGAAAGAGAACTTGACGACGTTAACGTATTCGATAAAGTTATGCAAGTCGTAAGTCCTCAGTCTTATACTGAAATGATTACTGAGGTAAATAAACTAAATGCTCCAGATAATATGTACACGTATCTCTATAATAATGCCGGTAAGTACTTCCAACCTAATGTTTATCCAAACGTAGTACTTACAATCGCTAAATACCAACATATGTCTGATTCTGTACGTGACAAAAACCTTAATCTGGCAGCTTGTCTAACAGAACTAATGAAAGTTAAGGGATAAATTATGACTGATTTAATACAATTATTCACAGATTACTCAAGTTATATCGGTTTCTATGTTTATATGGCTTTCTTTGTATGGCTGATAAATGCTTTTGTTGCTGGATATAATGGAACGAACTCTAACAAGGACGACTTTATTCAGAGTATCCTTTGGCCTATCTCAATCGCTACACTAATTGGTATGGTCATCAAATTAATTACTATAAAACTAAATAAGGAATAACGAATGGATAGCAGACTAGTAGTTACACATAATTGGGAAGAACTAACAATCGATGAAGCCGTCATGGCACAACTCGATATTAAAGAAGGTTACATTCATTCTTTAACCGATATTACCATCAAAACAGCACAACTTAAGGATCTTCTAAAAGATCTTAATAAAGTCTGTGAACTAAAAGAATACGATTACTCAAAAAACAAAAACTCTCTGTACTATAAAGTAAAAGGCGACACAATCAAAGGTTATATCCGAGGTAACTCTGTTGATCTTTTCTGTGGATTCTATACAACAACAGAAGAAGTTAGTAACGAAGTCTGGAAAGTATTTCTAAAGTACTGCGAGGATAAAAACGATGTAGACCTATTCATGCATTCGTACTTCATGAACGGTGGTCAACTGGATAATTCTTCTGCCCACATGGACCCAGAAGAACTTAATTACATCTCAGAAAAGTACTACCCATACATTGATACACAGATTATGTTCGATCAGTTCTTTACTGGTGCAGAGAACATCCTATTGTTGGTTGGTGAACCAGGTTTGGGTAAATCAAAAATGAGTACTCTAGCACTTAAACATGCTTATGAGAACCCAGATAAACTACCTTATGATAAACTGGAAATTAACCCAGCTTTAGAGAATCAATTTGTAAGTATTGTTTATGTTAAATCAACCGATGTCTTGGTTAATGATAAATTCTGGCGAGATATGGCTAAAATCCAAGCAGATATCTGTATTATTGATGACTTGGATTACATGCTGACTAAACGTGATTCAGAAGTACAATCGATTGATGATGCTAGGAAAAATGACTTCTTGAACCAGTTCCTATCATTTACTGATGGTGTTGAAAAGACTAAAACTAAGTTTATCATCACAACTAACCAGAAGTATAATGAAATTGATGCAGCATTGCTTCGTAAAGGTCGTCTATTTGACATCTTGGAACTTCGTTCATTGGATCCAGCAGAAGCTCTAGCAATCTGGGTTGATAATGGACTGAAAGAATCTGAATTCTACCAGGTGTTCCATACGCATGACATCCTTCCTGCTGACCTCGGCTCTGAGATTAACAAACGTCTCAATACTCGCATTGAAACTGCAACAGTTTCATATCTAAAAGAAGATGGTATCTCTAAAGTTGAGAAAGCCTCTCGCATTAAAAAGATCGGTCTCTGACCGGTCTTTAACCATTCCTGTAATATAATACCTCTATTAATTTCAATTCAAGGACAATCATGAAACAATTCGAAGCCACTTACCGTGACGGTTTTAACTTCTTTGAACGATACTATGATACCAATCTAGGTCGCTCAGTTAAAAAACGTATTGACCTACCATACGAATGGTTCGAACCATCCAGCCGTGGTACGTACTCTTATATCCTTGACGAGAGTATTAAACTAGAGAAAAAACAGGGTAATGCTAAACAAGGTCGTGAACACTACGGTTTCATGGATCCTATGTACCGTAATATCCGTGACAACTACTGGAACAAAGAGGATGGTTATAACAATGATCCTCGCATCTGGTACCTGGATATTGAGACCCGTGTAGGTACATGCAGTACCGGCTTTCCAGTTCCTGAACGTGCTGCTGAACCTATCAGTATGTTCCAGTTCTATGACAACAAAGAAGATGTCCTTATCATGCTTGGTGTCCGTGACTGGGAGAAACAGGATGAATACATTGCTAAACTTAAAGAAGAACAAGGCATCACAACCAAGTACATCAAGTGCAACGATGAAATCCATCTGATTGAAACATTCCTGAACATCTTCAATAAACTGGATCCACTCATTGTCTATGCTTGGAACGGTAACGGATTTGACTTTCCTTACATCCACAACCGTATCAAAAACCTAGGTATTGACACTAGCCGACTATCTAACTATGGCAAGGTTTCATACCGTGAATCAGAGTTCCAGGGACGTATGGAATTCCGTGTTGATTCTGATGGACACTTCTTTATCGACCTTATGGAAGTATACAAGAAGTTTACATTCCATCCTATGGCATCATACTCACTCGACACTGTAGCCGAGTTTGAACTCAAAGAAAACAAAGTAAACCATGACCAATACGGCTCATTCGACCAGTTCTATACAGATGGTCATGATGAATTCTGTTACTACGGTGCAATCGATACATACCTAATCAAACGCATTGATGAGAAAAAGAACTTCACAGTCCTTATGTCTATGATTGCCGAGAAGATGGGTGTCCAACTGTCTGATTCAATGGGTACAGTGAAACCTTGGTCACAGTACATCAGTAACAAATCACTACTATCTAATCAGATTCTGCCTATGAAAACAGAACATCCTGATCCTAGAGTAGTTGGTGGTTATGTCCGTGAAACAGAGAAAGGTAAACATAAATGGGTTATTTCTGCCGACGTGAACTCAATGTATCCACTACTCGGTATGGTTGGTTTCAATATGTCTCCAGAAACATATATTCCTAAACATAAACTACCACCTGAACTACGTGATATTATCCTAGCCAAGTTCAACGACCAGGAAGAAGGTGATCGATTCGACATCCCTGAAGAACTTTGGAAACGTACAACTGAGCTACTCCAGGAACATAACATGGCTCTTGGTGTTAATGGTGCTGTATTCAGTAAGGATAAAATCGGTATGGTCCCAGAAATGGTTCAGGACATCTATGGCTCTCGTAAAAAGGCTAAGAAAAAACAGTTCGCGTATGAACAACGCAAGATCCTCATTAAAGAAATCCTGAAGGAGAAAGCATGAAAACGGTAAATAAGATCTGCTCTTGTTGTGGATACAAACGTACTGACTTCTACGTAAATCAAAAGACCGGCAGAGCTAATAAATACTGTCGTGAATGTGAAACAACTTTTACACCAAAAGAACGCAAAGAGCAGGAACTTAAATGGCTTGTTGGTATAATGACTGATATTAACATCACAGATAAACTTAAGGACAAAGAATGAGAGACCCACTAGATTACACAGAAGATGAACTCCGTGCTCTATCAGCTGATGAGCTAAAAGAACTACTTAATCTAGCAGAACGTGGTGAATCACTCTTCAATACTAGGCAGTTGGTTGAGAAAACCATGATCAACTCCTTGTATGGTGCTATGGCAAACAAATGGTTCCCACTTTTCAACGAGGACATGGCTGCTGCTATCACTGGTAATGGTCGATACTTTATCCGTCTATTGGCTGATTACATCGAGGATGCTCTTCAGGCTATTATGCCAGCAGATAAACCATACATCATCTATGGTGATACTGACTCCGTGTACTATCAAATTGAACCTATCATGGAAGCATACCAAGCCAAAAACCCAGGATTGTCTATTGATGAGTACGTAACGTGGGCTGATAACTTCGAGAAAAAGGTAGTCCAACCTGCTATTCAGAAAACCATTGATGACTTTGCATATACTCTTAATGCATATGATAAGGATTCAATTGGTGCTGAACGTGAGATCATTGCCGATGCGGCAGTACTGGTTGCTAAGAAAAAGTACTTTGCCCGTGTACGTGATTCCGAGGGTACTCGTTACCCAGAAGATTCACCATACATTAAACGAATGGGTCTTGAGGTAATCAAATCCAGTACACCTAAATGGTCACAGAAATACCTTAATGCTGCTATCCCTCATATCCTCGACAAGGATGAGAATGATCTTCGTAACTGGGTTAATGAAATCAAACAGAACTTTACCCAGGCTGATCTGAATGACATTGCAGCTGTTGGTGGTGTGTCTAACCTTGGCTATACCCTAGGCGATAAAGGCATCCCATTCGGATCTCGTGCAGCTCTAATACACAATAAATATATTAAAGAACACGGCTTAGATGACCGCTATACTCCTATCCAAGCTGGTGATAAGTGTAAACGTTTGTTCCTACAAACTCCTAACAAGTTTGACTCTGAGATCATTGCATATACTCATGATGGCTTCACAGCTGAACTTCAAGGTCATATCGACTATGATACACAGTTCGAGAAAACGTTCATGAAACCACTCGAGCTTATGGTTGCTCCTCTTGAGTACAACCTCGAAAAGGAAACCGAAGAGCTGGATGATTGGTAAAAAAATGCAAAAAAGTTTAATTTTTTTTTTAAAAAGTGTTTACATTTAACTAGGTTCGGTATAGAATGGTACCATAATCAAATGAAGGAAAACATTATGAAACTTGGTACTCAAACTGCTTCACTGGTTAACCACATGATGGCTAACACTGTTACTTCTGAAATCAAACCTGGCACAGGTGCAACTTTTCTTTCGTGGACAGATCGTCATCCTGGTACAGTAATCAACGTATTCAAGAAAGGTGCGTACACTTACCTTGATGTTCGCCATGATCGTGTTGAATATCATGCTGAAGGTAAGTCTACTAACGACTTCGGTGGAACTTATGACATCGTGGATGGTGAAGATCAGTTCTTCTCTACATTCCGATTCAAAACTGACGGTTCATCTGGTTTCCAGAAGGTTTCTAAAAACCCAGATACAGGTCGTTGGAATAAAATTGGTGATGGTGGTCTTTCTGTCGGTACTCGTGAATACTACTACGATCCATCTTTCTAAGGTTTTCGATGAAGTCCAAATTGTAGTGGCTGGATCATTACAGACCTCTCTCGAGAAGATCCACTTTGTAAGTCCTTTGGTACCGGAGGCAGATAATGGAGAATAAGGATTGGGACTACCCGGTCGAGTGTCTCCACTTTTTAAACACACCTATGTTATAATAAGTCAAAACAAGGAATCATTATGTTCAAAACACTAACTGGGGCTATCGATCCCAAGAAAAATCCAAGTCTTGACGAAATTCAAAAAATCCCATCATTTATCTTCTGTAAATGGCTTTCTGGTAATCCAATGACTATTAATGCTGCTAATGGTATTAATATGTACGATGATATTCCCATCGAGAATCAATACTGGATGGTTAAATATGCGTTCGCAGGCAAAATCAAATATATTCCTTACCCAAAAAATGTCTCTGAGAAACAACTCAAAGAAGTTGAATTTATTTCCAGACACTTCAACATTTCAGAAGAAAAGGCTCATGAATACCGAGATCTTTTATCAGCTGAAGAAAAACACGAAATAGTACAAATGTACACTGAACTAGAATTAAAAGGTAAAAAATGAACGAATTAATTGTATTTACCCACAATGACTTAGATGCATTAGGTTGTATGTTGCATCTTGAGTACAAGTTTCCTACTGTACCTAAAAAATATTTCCATACGAACTATGCAAATATTATCGAACTTACAGATGAGATCCTAACGTACCGTAAACAGAACGGCAATACTCATATTGTAATCCCTGATGTTTCTTTTGGTGATAACAAAGAATCTTTGCGCAAGATCTATAATGCATTTGATAATGTAACACATATTGACCACCACTTATATGCTGATGGCTTCTGGGATGAATTCCCTAATATGAAAGTTGTTTGGGATAAGTCGGTTTGTGCTACAACATTATGTGCTCGTTATTTTGGTAATGAAGGACAGAATAAAAATCTAGATAAATTGACATATATCATCGATGTATATGATATGTGGCGAGTTAAATCTGAACACTTCCATATTGCTCAGGATTTGAATGAGTACTTCTGGAATACAGAGAAAACAGATCTATGTAAGATTATTGTTGATAATGAGTACAAGTTGCCAGATAATTATATGGAAACTGTTCAGTTCATTCATAATGAATTTGAAGCTGCTTTGAAAGATTATGAATCCAGAAATATGATTTATCGAGCTGGTGAGATTACATTGGCATTTGTGCAAGAGTGGTTCAATCAGATTCTGATTCGTGAGATGGATGCTGGCAAGAACTTTGTGATTGGGATTAATCCTTGGGGTTTGATTAAAGTACGTGTTAATCAGGATGCACCATATACACATAAACAGTTAAATAAACTTAGATTGGTTCTGACAGGGACTGAGACAACAGGTCATATGCATGCATTTACCTATAAGATTAATGGGTCTGGGTTGGATGCACTTATGGCGGAAGCACAAAAAGTAACAGAGGCTATTGGAAACTTATGAGAGTATATTCAGTAAAAGAAGTAACAGTAGAGGAAAGGGACTTTGTAAGATCTCATTGCGATAAATGTGGTGCTGAATCAGAGTACATCGATGGTAATACCGAGGTGCATATTGAATTCGGGTACGGTTCTGATTTTGATATGCAGCATTGGTCATTTGATATTTGCGATAAATGTATTAAAGAGTTCACTGATACATTTAAAGTTCCTGTCACTAAACACAAGGATTTTTATTAATGTGGCGAATCTGGGCTAAGGCTTTAGGTGCTAAAACTGGAACAAATGATAAAGAGGCAGATAAGGTAGCAATAGTCAGAAGTGCTATTGTTATCTTTGAGATTATTGTAGGCGTATTTATTGTATTAAATGCTATCGCTAATCACGGATGGAATCTTATTTTTTAAATAAATATGGTTTATAATATCTGTTATTGATTGATATACGAAGGACAAAAATGACTGATTTCGAATTTATTTTACTTAAGAAACTCACCCACAATGGTGAGTTCTTTGGCAAAGTTATGCCTATTTTGAAGGGTAAATATTTTACTGATATTGGCAACCAAGAGTTGTTTAAATTGGTAAAGGAATATTATAATGAGTATCGTAGTATTCCATCGCTTACGGAATTGGTAGCAGCTGTAAAGAATGTAAGTAATGCAGAGATTCGTGCTGAGGTTGTTAAGTCACTTCAACGTATTAACACTACGGAAGAGGTTCAAAACGTAGAATTTCTATGTGATGAGACTGTTTCGTGGGTTAAAGATGCAATGTATATGGAAGCATTGCAGATTGGTTCAGATGGTTTGATGAATAAAGACGACAATCTGAAACTAAAAGCTCAACAGATTATGGATGAACGAGCAAAGGTTAGCATCGACACTGATCTTGGTTTGGACTTCGATGATATTGATGCTATGATTGAGTACTATTCAGAACGAATGACTGGTATTCGAACACAGCATAAAGAGCTTAATAAAAGGCTTGGTCCTGGCTTTTTGCCAGGTACATTAAGTGTTATCCTTGCTGCTTCAGGTGTTGGTAAGTCATTGTTGATGACTGACCTCATTAGTGGTATGATTAAAAAGAATAAGAACATCCTGCTTATATCTCTCGAGATGTCGGATAAGGAAATCATGAAGAGGGTACACGCCAATGCCATGGATTTACCAATTAATAGTCTACTGGATTTGAATAAGACTCAAGGTGAGTTGGATAAATTGGATCGACCAATAGTGACTAAAGAAATGGTGCTATCGGCTTACAATAAAATGAAGACTGATGGCTCAACAGGGAAATTCTTCGTCAAAGATTATCCAAGTGGTTCATTTTCTCCATTGATGCTTGAACAGCTAGTGGAGTCATATAAAATTGAACGTGGGGTAGAGTTCGACGCTATCTTTGTAGACTATATTGGTATTATGAAATCAGATTTGCTTAGCCCTGCTGCAGGTCTGTATAGTTACATTAAATCAATTGCGGAAGAGGTTCGTGCCACTGCCAAGAAACTTAATGTACCTATTATATCAGCATCACAGTTAAATCGTTCTGCGACTAACAACATTGACGAGGCTGATAACAGTAATGTATCCGATTCAATGGGTACAGTAATGACTGCTGACTTTATGCTCTTCTTGCTTCAGAACGAAGAAATGAAAGAGAAAAAGGAAATCGTTTGCAAGATTACAAAGAACCGTTTCGCTGGTAGGACGGATACTTGGATGATGAATATCGATTATGAGCACATGCGATTCAATGATATGTTGATTCAAAATGCTGGTACTGACATTACTGGAATCGACTTTACAGATACAACAGCCCTCAAGGCAACAGATAATTCTATCGACGACTTTGGGATCATAACACCAACAAAACAAAAACAGGCAGAGGAATTTGCCACAAATGAAGTAAAAGACATTGTGCGAGAAGATGTTCAAAAGGTCATGGAAGCTGATCAACAGTCAAAGGATCCTATGAACAATGACATTAACGACATATTTGCTCAACTGGGCATCTAATATAATCGTCTAGTGAAACCCTCTAGGCAACTAAAATCAATTATAAAGGAAATTAAAAATGCAATCACAAAAAACATTTGAAACTTCTGCGTTCGTCGGTATCGCCTTCTCAAACGATGTCATTTACAACTATGTCGAAGATGATGGCGAGTTCGAATTTACCGGACTCAGTCTCATCGCTCAACTTAAATACAATCGCAATGAAATTATTGCTGATATTATTAAAAGTCAATCATATGACCGTATCCGTGCTATTATGGATGATGAAGTAATCTTTGGAACTCGTGGTGACAGAAATAATTCTAATGTTGCTTATCTGAATGAACTTTATCACATGATGGAAATGGAAGATCAGGTCTTTGATTACTACTATATTCTAGATTTTAATCAGGATTTACTTATCGTTAAAACTCCTGATCTTATCAAACCTATTGCTCTTGAATATCAGAATAATGATGACGTAGAATATTTCCTGAATATAAATAATTAAAAATTGAACTTTAGGAGATTATAATGGGTTCTTTTAAAACGTATCTAAAAGAGAATGAAGATCTTTTAGCAAAAATTATGGCTGAACTTGATGAGCTTTCTGATGAAGAGCTAGGTGAGTTCGGTGAAGTTCTTTATTATGAATTCTTTGATGATGAAGAATCTTATGAAGATGATTACGACTTCTTTGACAAAGAAGATGTTCAAGCAATGGTTAAAGAACTTGGTGCTGATATGTACGAAGAAATTCTTGACATGCTTGAAGAAATCGAAGAAGATAATGAAGATGAAATTGACGAAGCTAAAAAGATGGATGACAATCCATGTTGGGAAGGCTACGTTATGGTTGGAACCAAGCTAAAAGATGGTAAAGAAGTTCCTAACTGTGTTCCTGAAGAAGATGTTACTGAAGAGATGCGTGAAGCTGTTTCTCGTATTATGAAACAGAAGAACAAAAATCGTAAAAAACGTAAGTTCATGAGCAACTCTAAAGCTGATCTTCGTAAAACAAAAGCTAAACGTAAGAAAGATGCTCGTTTAAACAAGGCTAAACGTAAGCGTTACTACCGTGCTAATAAAGCTAAAATCTCTGCATACCAAAAATCACGTTCTGCAGCTATTAAGAAAGGCACTCATAAAGTTAAAAAGCGTCGTTCAGCTTAGTCCACAGAAAAGTTCCTTAATAAATAAAACTATATTATTAAACATTAAGGAACTTTTATTTTGTTTGAACAGTACTTCATTGAGGTTACAGAAAAGACCGACAAGTTATATTATAACTATATCGGCATTAACCGAAAGGAATTCCCTAAATGGGAAGGCTGGAAAATCATAAACAAGTATAAAGAAGATGGTATAGATATTAAGGACATTCAGGACGAACGTCTAGATATACTCGTTAAGAACTTCTATTATCTTAAATACTTATCTACTCAAACTCGTGATTAATAACATGACCATTCCAAGTCTCTTGTCTCTGGGATGGCATATATTCCTCATCAGCTCCATCATCGAAACTCCCGATAGTCAATAATTCTCCGAACTCTACTTTCTCTGATTCTTCTAAATCATCTGATTCGTACAAGTTCTTAATTAGTACTCTCATATCTTCGAAGTTTTTACTATTAGTAAATGGTACAAACGTCAATGCTAATGACATAATCATATCATCATGAGCACCATCATCTGCTTGGAATTTATTATTAATTAGAATAAATTGATAGAACTCATTAATAGTCGACTTATCATTAATTTCTAATTTATCGTTCTCTATAAACAATTTCAATGTCTGCAGAATCTGTTTGCGAGACTTCGGAGTAGTCCTAAACCCAGGATACCTCTTTTTACGATTCCTTCCTACGTCTTTATCATAATGTAAGTTCTCGTACTCATAATCATTTCTCATCTGATCTGCGATAGACTGACCAGCACCTTCATTATTCTCAATAATTAAATAAGGATTGTAATAGAACTCACACCACTCATTCAAGAACTCAGGCATCAATAGATAATCAATCTGTAACTGTGCTGTTGCAACCTGTTTAAATCTGAACTCTGTTACATCAATAATCTGTACAGCAAATGCATCCTGCCCATCCTTAGCTGGATCGACATTCATAATATACTTATGACCTGGCTCTGGATAATGATATATCTTAAGCTTACCATCCCTAATCTCATGAATCTCACCATGCTTCATTTCTGAAAGTTTATTAGCAGAAATCAGCGTATGACTCGAACCCATGAACTCATTAGCATAGTTCTGATTAAAGTAGATCAATCCGTGTTTATCAATAATCTTCTTCTGGAATTCTTCTGGTTTCATTTTAGTTCCATCAGGATTATAACGTGGTACATCTCTCCAATCAACCTCGAAAATATTCATACCATTAATCTCTTCTCGAGCACCCTTGACCATCTGATAAAAATGGTTCATACCATTAGCAGTACTAAGAATAATATTCTTTTTCCAAGCTAGACCAGATTGAGAAGGGAAGATAGAATCAGCAAATTCTTCCCATACTGTACTACGAATAAACGCACATTCATCAACAACTAGGATTGCAATAGTGTAACCACGAAACGCGTCAGAGTTAGGAACATCAGTTAGGATACGCATCTTGGATTCGTTTTCAATTGAACCCTTGTTCCATACGTTAATACCTTGTTGCATCCATACAGGAAGCTCAATTAATATGTTCTTAGTGTTAGCAAGGAATTCTCGAGCCTGAGCACCTTTGTTACCTACAATACCAATATTAAGATCTTTACCAAAATTAAACTTATGAGCTAAGTAAATAGCAGTACTAATTGACTTACCAGACTGACGACCCATCAAACCAATATTGTCCTCGTTTTCATCTGGTATAATAGCATCAAGAAAATCTGTTTGGTACGAACGTAAATCAGGAAAGTTCACACCTTTTGGCGTCTTAATTTTGATATAGTTATCTTTAAAGTAATGAATGTCCTGAGCACATTTTGTGAGCTCTTCAATATGTATAGGGTGAAGATTTATTTTAGTAAAAGATTTCTTTAGACGTCTATTACCGTTGAATGATATACGGTTAGAATATGAGTCTAGATAGTACTGTTCATTGTCTTTTTCTAGATCTAGAATATCTAAGGCAAGTTGTTTTCCTTCGTTTCCATGAGCTCTTAATGCTTCTAGTAGTTCAGAAGTGATCTCATGTTTATTTGACTTCAGGTACTCAATGGTATCATCGTCAAAAATTTTTTTCAAGGACATTCAGTTTCTTCCTTCTTTTTAAATAGAAATAAATTATAATACTATTTATTAATTAGGAGAGAATATGAAAATCTATCTAAGCGGTAATATGACGCCCTCGGCAGATTACTATGAAAAATGGACATCAATGTTCAGCGATTATCTTGAGAAGTTTGACACGCCGTATAAATGTTCTATATCTAAATTAAAAGATCCAACAGATGGCAAGTTTATTGTTCATCACGATTTAGCTCGATTGAAGCGTTGTGATATTCTGGTGGCTAATCTTTCGGTAACAGACACAAGTCATCATTTGACTGGTGCTATTGTCGAGATCTATGAAGCTTATAAGCAGAATAAACCTGTATATGTTTATTACAGTACAGAGAATCCACGTTCTGAACAAGCTGGTAGTTCTTGGATTCAGCAATTTGTTACTCGAGAATTTAACGATATAATTGAACTTTTTGACTTTTTAATACATGAGGAGAATGTATAATGAACCAGGAATTCCGTGACTTTTTAGCAGCTGAGTATAATAAACTTACTGCAAAAGAACAGAAGGCAGCTGATGCTCTAGCTGATGAAGAAAAGAGTACTCGACAGAAAGGAGCCCAAAAAGCTGCTGTAACTCGAGCACAAAGATCATTTATGGACATGTTAAAAACTAAAGTAAATGATACTAATGCTCCTGAAGAGGAACAAACTCAGGATGACGAAAATACTGAGATCGAAACTCCAGAAACTCCAGAAACCGATACAGAAGTAGAGACTCCTGAAACTCCTGAAGCTTCTGAAGAACCAGAAACAAGAGAGGAATAAATGATGTATACCCCAGATGGTTGGATGCTTGTAAAAATCAATGGTGATGACCCACACTATAGAATCTTCGGTTCTTGGGCTGGTGGATATGTTGATGGTGATTCTTGGAGAATGAATTCAGGTATTACCGACTGTAAAAAAGAAGGAGATACTTTCGAATTCTATGGTTACAGTGGGTCTGTTTATATTGTTCATAAAAATACCTATGGCAAATTAACAATGCACAACTGGGGTATGCTTAAAAAATATTGTGATAATTCAGCAGGGACTATGGAGATTGTTGAAGAAATGCCCCAGGACCTTGAAAATTTTGATTGGATTATTTAAAAAAGTTAAAAAAATTTACAAAGAACTGAAAAAAAGTGTTTACTTTTGCTATAGTTATGTTAGAATGGTTACATCAAATGGAGGATACAAATGAAAAATCTAGTTAAAAATTTCATCGGTTCTGTTCTAAGTGTAGCTATTCTTTTTGTAGCTTTTGACTATGTTCTGACCGGCTCAGATGTAATGGTTTCACACAGTACAGGTGCTTGTGTTTCTGTAGAGAACTACGATGGTATTCTTTTCAAAGCTGGTGAGTATAACTGTGAGAATCTACCACCTAAGTATACACATATCTGGGTTAAATAAATATCAGAAATTATTTAAGGAGATAAATTTATGTCACGTACTATTACAAACAAATTGCTAGAAATGGTCGAAAATGAGATTCTGGATCGAGATGTTTTGATTACAGCATGTTTGAAATATATGTCTGAAGCTGAAGTTCAGGATATGGCTGAATTAAATGATTTTCTAGAACATTCAGAAGTTGATTTAGAAGATTTTAGTGAAGCCGATTATTATGGCTTCGAAGATGAAGATGAGAATTATTAAATAGGGATGTTGTATAATGACAACTATGCTACTTGACTTTAAAAAAGAAATTAAATGGCAGGAAGAACGTATACACGATGTATTCGTAAGTATGCAAGAACTTCTGGATAATGCTCCAGATAATCCAGAGGATTTCAAAAAGGAAATGGAAGAAATTCTGACGCAAGGTAACCACCGTTTTATGGATATGGTTTCATTTGCAGAAGCAGCTCATAGACAAATTTTCGGAGATAAGTAATGAATATTTTCTACCTTCACAAAGATCCAGTTAAATGTGCAGAGATGATGCATGACAAACATGTAGTTAAAATGATCCTCGAAACAGCACAACTATTGTGTACAGCACATCGTATTTTGGATGGCGAAATGTATGTTGGTCGTACAGAAAACACAGGTCGTAAAGTGAAGCGCTGGAAAATGAATGACGAATTCATGGAATCTAAGCTGTATAAAGCAACACATGTCAATCACCCATCAGCCATTTGGGCACGTCAGTCTAACAATAACTACAAATGGTTATATCAACATTTCGTAGGTTTATGTCAAGAATATACTTACCGTTATGGTAAAACACACATGTGTGAAGATAAACTCATAATTGCATTGGCTATCCCACCTAAAAATATCCCAATTAATTTCCTATCAGAGATGCCACAAGCTATGCCAGATGAGTACAAACGTGTTAACCCAGTAGATGGTTACCGTGCTTATTACATTGGCGAAAAAGTCCAGCAGTCAAAATGGACTAAACGTTCTGTACCTGAATGGATATAAATAAATTTGTACTATCGAGATGATGGTACTTAACCGGGCGAGTTGCCCATAACAATAAGGAGATAACGAGATGTTATTAAATACACTTACACAAAAAGACCTAGATTGGTTCTTTAGAACACCACACGACGATAAGGTTCTTCGATACCCATTAACTAATTTGGGTGTTAATGAAGAAACTAATGAACTTCTAGTTGAAGTTGCCGTAGCTGGTTTTAAGAAGGAAGAAATTGAGCTAGAGATTAAAGGTAATCGAATTATTATCCGAGGTCAACCTAGCGATTCTGAACTCGACACTCGTTGGTTACAACGTAATATTAGTCGTAGTCCTTTCGAAAGAACTATTGTACTTCATG